ATGAAACGAAAAGAAAAAATACATAAAATCAACAAGATAAAAGGGTTGTTGTCTGGTGAATATGATGTGGGTGTGCATACAAAGGAAAGTAGCTGTTTACGCATTCTAATGAAGCGGGAAGGTTCAAAAGAAGAGTTCATTACTCAGTACTACTTCACAGATAAGATCACAGTAGAACGTATACACATCTTTCGTCGTGACCCCACTGAAGAGTGGGATTCACCTATTGACACTCACGTGTACAAAAGCGAGTTTCCTTTAACGGATGAGGGATACCGTGAATGTACAGAGATTTTCACTCACAAAATCTCACACGAATTAATTAATGAAGTTAATTGCTTAATATCGGCAGTGATTACATATCCAGCACTAAATATAAATGAAATAATTAAAGGAAATGTGCTATAATATAGCTATATAAGACATGATGAGAAAATGCTCTATAATGTACTTATTACGACGCTATTTTAAATGTAAATGATAAATAATATAAAGAGTTGAGCATTTCATCTCTAAATTTATGTAATAAATATTTCTCCTTCAGGTACCCCGTAGTGACATTGGGGTTCTTTTTTCGTGTGGGGAAAAATGGAAAATGTTAAACAAAGGAATCTTATGAAAGAAAATAAAACAACGAGTGTGGGAGTTCGATTGACTCAATCGCAATCGCAAACTTTAAAATCAATAGTTGAATCTGGTAAAGCAAAGACGATCAGTTCGGCTATACAGTACTTAATACAGCAATATACTATTTTAGGTAAGTAAGGGTTTGATACTTTCACTTTAGAAAAGTATTAGCAGTACTTCAGGATGAAGTACTTATGTTCACGGAAGAATTATGAAAAAGGAAAAAACAAATGACCTAAAAGGTCAGACACTACCAAGTGTAAAAGAAGCACTACGGGTATGGAATAACTTTCACTCAAGAGTATGTAATAGCATCAATTATAGTACTGTTACCATCTGCGATGAGTGGTATCTCTTTAGTAACTTTTATTACTGGTATATTGATAATGTTGTTGATGGATGGCATTTAGATAAAGACATATTAGGAGGAAATGAGTACAGCCCAGATAACTGTATCTTTGTACCAAGAGAAGTAAATCAATTATTCCGTAAAGTACCAACATCTTTATCAACTGGCGTAGTCGTTAATCATAAGGGCTATCAAGCACAAGCTACATTTGATAAGAAAGTACATAAGTTTGGAACATACCCAACGGTAGAAGAAGCTCATGCAGCTTATGTTGCTGGACGTAAGTCATACATCTATAAGCTATCGCAGAAGTACAAAGCATATCCGAAACTTAGTGCGGTACTATTACAAAAATCCAAATAATAAAATGGCCTGAGTACTGGAAATACTACAGGCCAAAATTAACATCTATCATAGGGATATTTATCATGACAAAAAAGAAAGAACCGCATGAAATAAAGAAACGTGGAAGAAAACCAAAAGAACACGATAATGCAGAATTACAAGATCATCTAAGGGGAGTACGCCATCTCAATCAACTTACAGATGAAGCACGTAGAGTAATATCAAACTCTGTTAAAAGTTACTTTGAAAAGAACAAGAAACGTAAGACTTTCTCAAACAAGAATATGCTACTTCTGGTTATATCGACTCGATACATCACAGATGAAGCGATAAAGAACAATATCGAGTACTTTGATGCCTTTACACTCAATGAGTACGGCGATTCCTCAGTACGAGATTATAAGATGGTCACGATTGCTATATGTGAGGGTCTGAATGCAATTCTAAGTAGTGGTAAGCCAGTAAGAAGTGATACACCCGAGGGAGCACAGTACCTAACTGGTGAAGAAGCATATCAACTACGTATGGCCTTAGATGGTGGCTGTACTAAAGCAGAGCTACTAAAGGTTATAGCTTCAATTTATCCCGAATTAAGACATTCTAAGTAGTGTTTTAATAATGGTTCAAATGTCGTAATTAAGGATAGCTGGGGTTTTTATGGGGGAGATTAGTGTTGCTTGTACTATATATAGTGTATGGATTGAGATAAAATCAACTATATATGGGACTTCCCGAATTTCGACACCAAAATTAGAAATTATTAAGACCTCTTGTACTACGTCCAAATCGGTCTTTGAGTGCCTACACTCCCTGCGGTCGTATAGTCACTGAAAAACAAATTAAACCGATCCTTGCGTTTTCCCGGCAGTAAACTACCTCAAAACACGCCCCGTTCCTTGCTCGCTTTCGCTCAAACAAAAAAAGTTCTACTACAAGTAACAACCCCCACAAAGTACTTTGGTCTGCCGTCTCTTTGAGTAACTACGCGGTCGTAAACTCCCTTGTTGGGTCGTTCGCTGTTGAAGCTCACTAAGATGTACTTTCACAGAAGAGGATGCACGGAGTCCCGACGCGGCCAACGCAGTACAAAAGGGAATGAATTACGACAGTACTTATATATATTAAACCAATAATGAAAGAAAATATAATTATCATTTGTATTATTAAATTCAGCTATGCCGAAGGCTTTTTGCACTAACGAAGAATATTATAAATATAATACAGTAAAAACTATTTGTTAAGTAGAGTATAAGTATGCAACTGACAAAATTACTTAATGCTGGAAGTTATTACTATGGGGTTATATACTAATGCTAATTGTCGAGTTAGTAATTAAATACGTAGTAAAAATATGGCTTGGAAATATCTAATGTAAATAAAATTCAGAATCAACATATAGTAGATCACTACAAAACATTTTGCAGTAACCTACAGTTTTCATGCTATTTTTATTATGGATTATCTTTTTTGTATGCATTAAGTCCTAAAGGGAATTTTTTATTAATATAATCTACAACGGCATTACTCAATTTAAGTTTCGGAGGGAGTAAAACAACTGGTTCTCCTTTTTTAGGTATGAAAAGATCCGGATTTATAGGTTGCATTTTTTCAATTATATTATGGCATAATAGATGGTAATTTTTTAATGTTTTTGAAAGTATTTTTTCATCCTTCCCGAATATGAATCTTTCAGAATGGTAAAATTGGAGGTCATTGAGATTGTTAATGTAAAAATCTATTTCGCTATCAGATTTTCCATCATGGAAGATTAACGCACATTTATAGGATATAGGCATAATAATGATATTATAATCAATGACTGAGTGTAAATCAAGATTCAATATATTAATAATATGATTGTCATTGTTAATACAAATAACAGGATTGTCACCTATTACAAAACTATAATTTTTATTATGATGAAGGTCGAAAATTTTTAATTTTTTGTTATCCAACATTCTTGAATAATGTTCTGTGTTCTTTTGTATTTGATCTAGGAAAGTGGATTTTGGGTCTTTAGTGAGAAAGGTAGATTTATTGATCTTGTCTGAAAAAGCCTCTTGAAATGATTCTTCCATGCTCAAGAAAAATTTCTGCATTGCGGGTACACGACATATTTGTGATGCAATATATCTATTTATAATAGATCTGTCATTGCGAGAGAAAAGAGGGCGTTTAGATTTATTTAAAATCATTTTTATAACAGGTGGTGTGTTTGAATCTATAATGTTAAAAAAAACCGTTTCAAGAGAGCCTTTATTCTCGGGATAGTTGTAATAATATCCCTGCTTAGCAGCTTTGTTAACTTTTAAAGGTGGGGTGATTGTACCATTATACTTGTCTATCATGAATACATGATTAGCACCGTCATCAGTGAAATTAATTAGTATCTTCTCAGGGATGTAGTGGTGCTGTTTTGGTTTGTTTTCTTTCATAAAATCACATACATTTCTATAGTGTTGGAGGAAATAAATGTTGCCGTTATGCCATTACTGCTAGTGAAGTTAGGATGTAGCGTTAATTCTACATACTAGAAACTAGTCCACTGCTTTAAAAATACTATTAAAATTGTGACTCAACAATATATCATATTGTTTTATGGCTTCATTTCTTAAGTTCGGAAGATTATCAAGCAATTCAATGTAAATATCTTCAGTAGTACTGAACTCTCCACTCAAAGTTTCATAATGATGATGAAATATTGAACATGCAGAGGCGTAAAAATTTAAACATAATTCAACAGAATTAATTAATATTTCTTTGTTTATTATTTTTATTCCAAGGTTTTCAATTTTAACAATTTCAGTTTTTAACTGATTTATGGCTGTGATTTTTGATTTTATTGCCATAGCATCATCATATGCTTCATCAGCTTTTTTAGCTGTTGGTCTTGCTCTGAATTCATGAATAGTTGATATTAGAATCCAGTAGTTACTTGAAATATACTCCAGATTTTTTTCAATATCATCTTTTAATTTTATTGCTTGTATATGTGCATTTTCAGTAGTTTTACGGTTAAACCATTTTTTTGCGTTATAAGCAGCATATGCAGCAGAAAAGGCCATAACTATATTGCAGAAGGAACTTATCATGTCTGTAACACTACCAATTTCCATTGTACTTATCTCATGAGTGAAAACTTTAATAAAAACTATTATGGCTATAATGAAGAGAACAAATACAGTGCAAAGGAGTATGTTATTCCAAAGTTTCATAACTGTTCAAAATAAGAAGGTATTGACTTATATTATCTCAGTACGAACACAGTTGCAATAGATAGATTATTAAAAGTGGATGAATACAATAAAAAGGATTAAATACAAAATAAAAAAGAGGATGTTAATATGATTACACTACAACAATATGATAATGGTTACTATGCACTATACGTAGATGATAAGGTAAGGATTGAAACACCATATCTATTTGCAACACTTGATGAGGTTGAGCTTATCGTAGAGACGCGTGATTTCAAAAAGCGTGAGATTGAATGGCATATCGAATCTATTCCCCTAGAAGAACAGTACTATCATGAAATTGATAGTTTACGAAATGTGATATTAAAGGCCTTATCCACTTGACACAGTTCATGTTATCCGGGAATGTATGCTAAACATCAAAACTTATGGACGAACTGATGAATAAAATTCATATCACTCTGATAACTATTACTTCATTGTATGCAAGTTTAAGTAATGCGGTTTCCTTTGATTGTACTAAGGCAAAAGGTTATGTTGAGTTAACTATATGCACTACGCCAGAACTTTCATCTTTAGATGAACAACTGAATTCAGCTTACAAAAATGCACTCCAGCAAAGCAAAGAAACAAGTAATGCTCTCAAGAAGGCCCAGGTCTCATGGCTAAGAGATATAAGGAACAAAGCCACAAGTGCGAGTGAGTTAAAGACAGCATACACTACCAGAATTGAAGATCTCAAAATGGTAGTTGAGCCTAAAAATGAAAAACATAGTGTTATGCAACCACAACCACAACCACAACCACAACCACAACCACAACTAATAATAAACAATGGAATTTATAAGTGTGATAAATTTGAGGCAACAACCCAAACAAGGCAGGGTACAAAGTATAACTCAGGATATTATTCAGATAATAATACCAGCATAACGTATCATATAAATGATGATAAAATAACTATGCGTTTAGTAATGCATGAAGGTACTGCAAGTGATGAGGTCGCTGCTTATAATAGTACATCTGTTGATGGTTCTCGCAAGTATGAAAACTCAAGCAGTAACTATTATGTATATAAACTGAATGATGAAGCTATTAAGGTGGTGAACACTGATTTCAACATGAATGGAACAATTACACAAATATGTAAAAAGTGACATAATTCAAATGGATGTAGTGAGGTTTTATTAATATGCATGCATATAATTTAGTGAAAAATAAATATAATTTGATAGAAATTGTGCTATATAATGAAAAAGCTAAGGGTATGCCAGTCGTTATAGCTCCTGGTTTTCTGACATATAATGATAAGTCATGGGCTATAAAATTAAGCAAAGTACTAAAATCTCCAATTATATTTGTAAATTGGCAGTCATCAAACTCAAATGAACTCTTAAAAAAATCAATCATACCTATAGTGAGTGGATTGGCAATGCCACAACGCTTAGTAAAAATACCAATAAATGTAATAATGATGATAAAAAAAGTGTGGGATGAATGCTCACAAGACTCTTATCATGCTGGAGATCGGTTGGCATGTTTTCTGAATGATGTATGGGATGAGGATGATCGTGCAATTTTTTTAGGACATTCACTTGGAGTAAGGATAATAACAGGGGCAATGTCAAGACTGAATAACAAAAATATATGTTCATCAGTATCAATTGCTGGTGCAATGCCAAGAGAATATTATGAAATTAATCTAAAACTTTGCAAGGATTATGAAAGTATAGAACATATAAATATCTATAACGATAAGGACCGTGTTTTGCAACTTTTATATAAACTCGGTGAGTTGGAGTTTAAAAATAAACCTATAGGGTTGTCAGAGTCCTGCCTTGGAAATGTTAAAAACATAAACTTAAAATTAGGTCATTTATCATGTTTTTCAAATGAAAATTTAATTAGATTTATTTCAGAATATTATATGCAAAAAAGAGCAGAATATTACGAAAGTAATGAAATCTAATCATAGTAAACATTATTTATCTATGCGGTGTTTTAATTTTGGCTTATAGTATATAAAATTATCGATTGGGAGATTGTCCGAATATATTCTATTGATAAAATTAGATATTTCTATGTTCAGATTAATCACATCATTTCTAATTACCACTATTTCTTTAATTGTGGCATCGATGACTGATGCATCAGCTTTTTGGAGCATGCTAACTTCACCACTTGCCAGAATTAGTTGCACATTACTATTGTTGTATTTTTCAGCCGCATCTTTTAAAAAATTAATAATATCTAAAGTGTACTGGGATTTGGTGTAATTGGTGCGTGATATGGCTTTAAGTTGATTTATTATTGAGTATGATAGATCATGATATTGTGCAAGAGTAACATCTATTTCATCAATTATAGTATCAAAGCTATTATTATATTGATTTCTACGTTCCGCAACACGCACAAGATTACTACATAGCATTGCAATTTTTGTTTTTAAATACAAACTTGATGAGCGAACTTTTCTCAGGTCTTTGAAAACAGAATCCTCAATGATGGTATGAGCTATATCATAGTGCTTCTGTGCAATCCAGTCAGGAGCATTCCGCAATGCAACATAAGCTACAGCAAATGTACCTAATGTGCTCAAGGCACTAATCCAATCAGCAATGTTGCCAAATTCCATAGTGTTCATTCCATAAGTAAAAACTTTAAAAAAAGTCATTATAGCTACAATGAATAGTGAAGTAACAGTACAAAGTAGTATGTTGTTCCAGCGTTTCATGCTTGTTCACATTTGTAGAAGAGTTAATTATAATACCGCAGTACTCACACTCTCGCAATGGGTCGGTTTGTTAATAGTGGGTGAGGGTGTGAGTACATCAGTATGTGTATGAGAGTCTTTATATACAATAACTATAAAGACATAAATGAGCCATTCCATCTGGTTCGAATTATATAGCTTATAATCTGTACAGTTCGTATACCCTTACCCTTACCCTTACCCTTACCCTTACCCTTACCCTTACCCTTACCCTTTATCGCTTCGCATGAACCCCACCACGCATTTAATCAATCACTAGTGTCTAAGTAATAATTCAAAACTAAACGTATGTAAGTAAATTATTTCATGAATAAATAATATCGTGGTTCCTCCTATACATAACAATCAATATGAGTTTTCGCCGCGAAGTATAATAAAAATTCGTGAGATTTTTTTAATAAAACAAACAAAAGTTTAACATCTGTTTAGTACAGAAACCGAAGGAATAAATTATGGCACGACACAATAAAGACGACGGTACTCGTTATACGTGGCAAGAAATTGCAGATAGATTTGGCGTAGAGAACAGTACAGTAAGCCGTATTTGGTCTGGTAAAGGTCTTGATATCACTTGGCCTAAAAAGCTTGTAGACGACTGGCTACTTGCAAACATCATTGAACCACTTCGAAGTGGCGATACTAAAGTCCAAATACAAAAAGCAACTCTACGCAAGCTTGAAGCAGAAGCAGATATGAAAGAACTGGAACTACGTGAATTAAGTGGTGAGTTAATTAATGTGGCTGAGATTGAAAAATTACTATCTCAGTATTTTCACTCTATTAGGCAAGTACTACGCAGTATTCCTGCTAGTTCTTACGTAGAACTGTTCGAATCAATAGATGCAATAGAATTAAAAACACGTCTACAGGAAAAGATAGACGAATCATTAGAAGGAATAGGGATGTTTAAATATGAGTACGAAATTGAAATTAATGAAGCTGTTGAAGAAGACAGTGAAGACAATATTACCACCAAAGAAACAGAATCCGGCAGAGTGGGTAGAGAATAATCTTGTATTTCCAGATGGTCAATTACAAGGTCAAAAAGTAAAGCTATTCGAATTCCAAAAGAAACCAATTAACGATATTACAAATCCAAGAGTACGTAAGATTGTACTCATGAGTAGTGCACAATTATTAAAAACAACAGTACTACAAAACTCGATGTATTACTTTCTCGCAAATGATCCAAGTAACCAAATCTTTGCAGGTGCAACAGCCGGTACTACTTCAAAATTTAGAACAGGAAAATGGCAATCAGTCATTGAAGCGTGCCCGGTACTTAAGAATCTTGTCAGTAATAAGAATGATAAGAACTATACGAATAACGACAAGACACAACAAAACCTTGATGGAACCTTTACGTACTTTCTAACACTTGGAAGTAGTGCACAGCTACGCGGTCTCACAGCACCTAGAGTATTCTTAGACGAAGTTTCAAACGTAGATGCAGATGGCGATGAGGGAAACCCATTAAAGCTCGCAGAACAGCGTACAAAGGCTTTTAGTAACCCACTCATTATGGTGTGCTCGACCCCACTTGATGAGAATGACCTAATCAGTCAACAGTACGAGCAAAGTAATAAACAGAAGTTTTATGTACCTTGCCCACACTGCAATCATTCGCACGAATTAGTATTTGATAATGTCAAATTCGATTGGAAGATTATTGATGGTGGTCGTCGTCGTATTCCTGATGCAGAGACTGCAAGGTTAGTTTGCCCAGACTGTAATAAAGAAATCAGTGAGGCCGAACGTGTACGCATGATTAAGAAGGGAGAATGGATTGTCACTAATCCAGAAGTAGAGGATATCATGGGATATCACATCTCTCGCCTATACTCTCCAATTAATAGTATTAAATCTATAGTACAGGACTTTGCCGAAGCACATTATACATTTGACCTTGCATCATTCTATAACAACGTACTTGGTTTGCCTTGGATAGACAAAGAAAATACAGAGCATGATTTAGTATTACTTGAGAACTTACGTGATTCTTCTTTAGATATTGAGAATATACCCGATGATGTTCTTGGTTTGGTACTTGGAGTAGACCAGCAATTAGACCGTCTAGAGTTAACACTATTAGGTATTAGTGAAAAGAATCTTTATGTGATTGACCACCGTTCAATTTACTCTATCGATTGTACAAAGATTGAAGCACCTGCATGGAATCAACTAACGGCATTCTCTCAGATTAACTTTAAGACAGTATCTGGTAAACCACTTAAAGTATTGGCAGGTTATGTTGACTCATCAAACGGTAATGCGACAAATACAGTTTATCGATATTGTTCATCATCTAAGATATTCAAACCGATCAAAGGTGGTGCATCTGCAACTAATCCATTATTCAAAGAGTCTCGTACTTCTGGTCATAATCTAATTAACCTAAACGTTAACCTAGGTAAATCAAACATTAGACAGTTAGTTAACCGTGCAGTATCTGATGATACCAGCAAAGAAGTGCAAATACATTTCTCTCACTCCTTACCTGATGACTACTTTATGCAACTAACCTCAGAGAAGAGGGTTATTAAAGCTGGTAACTGGGTATGGGTTAAGAAGATAAGTAGTGAGAGAAATGAAGCACTCGACTGTTTAAACTATGCCTTAATTTGTTTTAACTGGTACCTAGCAAAACTTGGTTCACATCCATTCCGTAAACTACGTGAGTTTAATGCAATACAAAAAGAAAAAATAAATAAACCAGAAGAACAAGTAAATAAAGAAGAATCTAGTACTGTTACATCTACAAAACGGAAGACTGTACGACATTCAAGAAATAAAGGATTTTTCAAATAAGGAAATTAAATAATGGCAGTAGTAAGAAAAGTAAAACTTACCAGCGATATTATTAAAGGTGAATCTATTATTTTCGATTATCCAGAAGGTACAAGTATTGATTTAATCGATCCTTCTGATATTAAAACATCATATACTTATCCATTCCAATCTATAGATACTAATAATTGGTCAGTAGGTATATGGACTGCAATTATTGATAGTCCTAAAGAATATGGTGTTAATCAATTCGAATTAGTGGATCCAACTAGTAAAGCATCGGCATATAACAATCTCAAAAAAATCATTGATGAGATTGACACGATTATTATTCAAAGAGCAACAAATGGTGGTGTGATTTCTCAATCTATACAAAACAAATCTCTTACCTATGAAAGTAGTGAAGCACTAATGAAGCTACGCAAGATGTATGTAGAACGTGCAAATGATTTGATGTCATCAATGAAGGGTTACACATCTGCTGGTTCTCCAATCAAATCAATAACTAATTTTAGAGGGAAGAGATAATGTGGTTTAAAAAGAAAAAAGAAGAACCAGTTAAGGTTCCATTGACAATCACAAGAACCAAAGAACCACTAATGAGAAATAACCCAATGAAGCGTTCTATTCAAAGTACTCTTTCTCTTGGTAATAACTCTCCAATTATTTCTTTTGGATTCAGCGGTGGTAGCCAGGCAGGTAATATTAATGCAATTATCAATAAAGCTCTCCCAGCTAGTGTTGCAGTATCACGCCAATTAGCACTTGAGAATGGTATTGTTAAGAAGTATATCAGTACTAACACTGCCGGTGTAACTGGTGCAGAAGGTCTATATATACGTCCATGCGTTCACGTGTCAGATGATGAAAAAACAAATCAGGATATTAACCATTTACTAGAACGTGAGTTTTATAATTGGGCAGAGAATCCACATGCGTTTAGTCGTGCAGGTGATATGGATATCAGTACTTTTACTCGTTTAGTAGAACGTACCCGTGCAATTGATGGTGATTGTTTTATACGTATTCATAAAACAAAGAATGGTTTACCACAAGTTGAGATTATCGATTCAATGCGTCTTGGTGTTTATAATAACCAGTACTTTGATAATGGTAACTTTGTTTCAAATGGCATTGAGTATGATGGCAGTACTTATAAACCTCTTGCGTATTGGATTACTCGTTATAATCCAATTACCTACACCTATGATTTAGGTAATCGTGAACGTGTACCAGAAGAGCAAATATTCCATCTGTATCAATTAGACTTCCCAACACAACAACGTGGTATACCAGACGTACATGCTGGTACAGAAGAACTAAAAGAACTTGAAGAATTTATGACTGCCGCTATTACATGTCGTAAGGTTGCAGCTAGTGCAATGGCATTTATTACTAACCCAGATAATGATGAACTAGATTTAATCACAGATGATTCTGGTGCATCATATTATGACCAAGATTATCTAAATCCAGCCGCAATTGTAGAACTACAAGCTGGACAAGATATTAAAACTGTAAATCCAAATCAATCTACTGATGGTATTAGTGAGTTTGTTGACAACCAATTAATGATGATTGCAATGGGATTAGATATAACTAAACAAGCTCTAACGTCTGATACTAGTAATGCATCATTTAGTGCGGCAAAACTAACTGATAAATTACAACAAAGTACATTCAAGACTCGTACCAATGCTCTAATTGTTTCTGTACTTAAACCTCTTTATATTGAGTGGCTAAAGTCTGCAATGATAAATAATCCTGAGCTAAGTGGTTTAAGTTTTAGCGATTTTGATAAATTAACTCATGCACAATATGTTCAAACAAAAGCTATTTCTCTAGACCCATATAAAGACTTACAGACTGAAGTACTAGCAATAGATTCTGGCCTTAAATCTCGTCAAATGGTCATTAGTGAAATGGGTTATGACCCAGCAATTGTAATGGAGGAAATACAAAAAGAAAAAAATATGGATAAGGAAGAAAATATAGATGGAACTGAACAAGAATCAGAAGAGGGCGATCAATCTAGTACAGATTGAGAAAACAATTAACGAAACGGATCGTACTGTAGAGCTTTCATTTGCCTCCGAAGAACCAGTAATCAGAAAAATAGAAGATAATTTTTATAATGAAATCCTTCTATGCTCACCAGAAAATGTAGACCTAAATAGACTAAACGACGGTGCTCCTTTATTAGTAGAACATGATGCAATGCGTCAAGTTGGTATTGTAGAAAATGCACGTGTAGACATGGATAAAGTTTGTCGTGCAACCGTTCGTTTCAGTGCATTAGGAGCTGCACAAACTATTTTCGGAATGATTCAAGAAGGCATAAGACCGAAAATATCTGTGGGCTATAACATTCGCGATTATTACTTGGATGGAAGTAATTTAATTATTACAAAATGGGAACCATACGAAATAAGTAGTGTTAGTACTCCAGCCGATAATTCTGTAGGTGTTGGTCGCTCACTAAATAGTAATAGTGAATTAACCCTAGAGGACCAAAATCAAATGGAAGAACAAAACAAGGAAGTTAAACAAGAAGAAACTATAGAAGTTATTGAAACTGCTGAAGTGCAAGACGTGCAAGAAGTACAAGTAGGAGAAGAATTATCTGTAGAAGAAGTTTTAGAACGCTCATTCGAACAAGATAAAGATTCTATCGTAAATGCTGTTAAAGAATCACTAAATAAAGATGTAGAAGATGAACGTGTTCGCGAACTTCAATCAATAGCTTTAGTACTAGATGTCAATGTAGACGAAGCAATCAATAGTGGCATTAGCGTAGAGGAATTCAAACGCACACTAAATAAAGATAATAAACCAATCGATAAGGAAATCGAAACAATGAAAAAAACTCTAATTCAATCTGCAATGGAAGATGCATCTAAACTAGACGGTTTTGAGCGTGGACATCAAGGTTATACTATCGACCTAAATCAAATGGTTCGTGGTGTGAATGATACTACCAGTACTGTTACTGCTGCTGGTGCTGTTAAAACTGAGACTACAGATGATTATATCCGTACTCTTTTAGCTCGTTCTGTATTAGGCACATTACCTGTTACTGTATATGGTGGTCTAGCTGGACGTGGAAACCTAGCAGTACCAAAATCTACAGGTGTGGCTCCTGCTGCAAAATTCTATGGCGAAGACGAACCAGTTTCGTTATCAATTGCTGGATTTGACAAAGTAACTTTAAAACCACGTCACTTTGCTGCTGGTATTCCAGTGACTAAAGCAATGCGTCTCTCAAACTCTAACATCGACCGTTATGTAACTGATGAAATTCTCCGTTATTGCTCTAATGGTCTAGAACAAGCCGTATTCGCACAAATTCAAGCTACCGTTCCAGTAATCGAAACTGCCGCTTCCGATACTCTAACCGAAGCAGACGTACAAGGTGCTATCGCTGCACTAGGCACTGCAAATGTGAGCGTAAATGATTGTGTTGCAATCGTTCACCCAAAAACTCTAGCTAAACTACGTCAAACTCCAGTACTAAACTGA